GGTGGGACCTGCAACGGCAAACGCAATTGCATCCGACACTTCCGCGACAGGTGGAACGATTACAAAGGCAGTCTTCAAAACATCTGCATCTGCGGCTTTGTTTACTGTGTCTGTCACCGTAACTGGTGGCGGTGGCGATATTGAATTGTCTAGCGTTTCAATCGGCAGCGGGGATACAGTTGCAATATCAAGCTACACCCATACTCAGCCAGCATAAGGTCAAAAAATGGTAACGCTCGTCAACCGCGCAAAGATGACCACAGCCACCACAGGCACGGGGACAGTCACCCTAGGTTCTGCGGTTGCCGGGTTTCAGACATTCTCGGCGGCAGGCGTGGCCGACGCTGACGTAGTTCAGTATGTCATTGAGGATGGTCCGGCTTGGGAAATTGGTACTGGTGCATATACTACCTCTGGAACGACCCTAACCAGAACGGTAACTGAAAGCAGCAATGCTGATGCGGCAATTAACCTTACAGGTAATGCAGTAGTATTTGTGTCTGCTATTGAGGCTAATATTGTCCAGTTAACTAAGGCACAAACACTAACCAACAAGACACTGACTGACCCTGCGATCACTGGCACAATCCTTGAAGACGTGTTTACAATTACCGACGGTGCAGCCTTTGAGATAGACCCAGGTAATGGTTCCATACAGCTTATCACACTGGGGGCCTCCAGAACGCCCAAGGCCACTAACTTCGCCGCAGGTGAGGCTATCACGCTAATGGTGGACGATGGAACCGCTTACACCCTGACATGGACAGATGCGACTTTTGGTGGCTCGGGTGTGGTTTGGAAAACAGACGGTGGCGTTGCTCCTACGCTCAACACAACAGGTTATACCGTGATTGTGTTTTGGAAAGTTGGCACTCAAGTCTACGGCGCTCGTGTGGGTGATGCGTGATGCTGTGGCCTAAAATTATCGGGGCTGTTGGTGGCGTAAGCTCGTCTGCGTCTCGCGGCATTTTTGGTGGTGGTTTTGTATCAATAGCCACAATAGACTACATAGCAATTGCTACGACTGGAAACGCTACGTTTTTTGGGAACCTCTCTATAGGTAGGGGGGAACTCGCTGGGGTTTCTGACGGGTCGAGAGGTGTGTTTGGCGGTGGTAGCGGGCTCTCAGGCGGCTATTATTTTCCTAGAAATACAGTGGACTACATCACCATTGCTACGGCTGGAAATGCCACAACCTTTAGCTACCTCTCTGCGGCCAGACGCCAACTTGCCGGGGTTTCTAGTGCAACAAGGGGTGTGTTTGGCGGCGGTAATACTGGCGCTTTCGGTTCAAATACAGTCTCCGCCTTAATGGACTACATCACCATTGCTACGGCCTCGCCCGCCACAACCTTTGGCAACCTCTCTTTGGCTAGACGCCAACTTGCTGGGGTTTCAAATGGCACCAGAGGCGTGTTTGGTGGGGGTTATACCACCGTTTACACAAATCTTATGGACTACATCACCATTGCTACAGCCGGAAATGCCACTTCACTAGGAGGGCTTAATGTCTTGTCCCTAGCCAGAAGCCAACTGGCCGGAGTTTCTGATGGCACGAGGGGAGTATTTGGTGGCGGCTGGAACGGCTCTGCAAATAACAGGATGGACTACCTAACTATTGCAACAGGATCGGCTGGAGGAACATTTGGCAACCTCACAGTTTCCCGTGGCGGCTTGGCGGGGGTTTATGACGGCACTCGCGGAGTATTTGGTGGCGGGTCTTCTATAGCTTTCCCAGAAACAATCTACAGCACAATGGACTACATCACCATCGCTACAACTGGAAACGCAACCAGCTTCGGTAACCTTACTGCAGTTAGGTACGGCCTTGCCGGAGTTTCAGGGACATAAAATGACAGATATAATCAACGTGCCAACCGGCAACCTTCCCACGGCAATCGAGTCTTTTGTTTCGTCGCGGCTTCCGGCCATATCCGCTAAAACTGATCCGATCAGCCGCAGCAACACACAAACTACTCTGACCATGATGACGCTGACCATGATGAATGGCCAATCACCACTGCGTCAGGTCAGGCAGATACTGGTTGAAATATCCGCGAAGAAAGCGGCGCTTGCCGAAGCACAACTGAGCCACGCGAAGCTGAAATGCCAAGTTGTAACTGGCGATGACGAAGTAGCGGATGCCGAGCGCCGCCTGAATGGGTATCGCCTACACTCCCTTGAGACATCGGTTGCAAACGCGATCAAGGATATTGCCACGCTGATCTCAGCGTACGACGCTCTGGTTGCCATCCACAACATCGAGAACTGGACAGAAGAGGACATGGAGCGGGCCGAGGCAAAACACCACGTCCGACGCGGCTTTGAACTTCTGTATCGCAACATCATTGAATGCGGCAGGGCAAAGGAGTCCTCCATCGAATACCTGCAGCAATTCGGGGTTCACGTTCAGGTGGCTCTTGCTGAGGTTTCGGGGTATGTTCTCGCCACCGAGGAGCTTATCCGAGATGGCGGTCGGCCAACGGCCTCGTCAATCGAAGACTTCCTTGACCAGATGGCGTCAAAATATGAGGGGTGCGTCAGTGAGGCATCGCTCCGCATGTTCGGGCGCGCAGACACCGTGGACTCGAATCTGATGTCCGTAGCAAGGGGAACCTAGATGTACCTGAAGATCACAGACGGCCACCCAGAGCAGTATTCTCTGGGGCAGCTCCATCGCGATAACCCCAGTACCTCGTTCCCGCGCGACCCAAGCGCAGAGCTTCTGGCTGGATACGGCGTCTACCCGTACACCCGGCCAGACATGCCGACGTGCGACTGGATGACGTCGCGGGTTGTAGATGGGGCATTCGAGCAGGGCGAGGATAGCGCTTGGTCTCTGGGCTACGTCGTGGAGCAGATGTCCGAGGCCGAGGCTGCTGCGAACATTCGTGGGTACCGAGACAGTTTGCTACAGGAGACCGATTGGATGGCACTGAGCGACAACACTATGACGCCAGAAAACGCTGCGTATCGGCAGGCGCTTCGTGATATAACCGCGCAAGAAGGCTTCCCCTACGAAGTCGTATGGCCCACTAAACCGTAAGGAGTAGGCGCATGCTAGGCTTTAACCCCATCGCCTCTGCCCCGCTCGGCGATGACGGTGTTGCCGTATCTGGCGATATTACCGGATCGGGGGCAAGCATTGCGTCCGCTCAAATCGCTAGCGGCGTTGGAATTCGCACATCGTTTGGGTCTGGGTCTGGCGCGGCGCAATCACAAACGGCAACAGGTTCTGCGCTACGCATTGTTAGCGGATCTGGTTCAGTTTTCGCGTCTGCCCAAAGCGCTACAGGCGTCGGCGTTCGCATCATTGCTGGCGAAGGGTCAGGGATATCAGTTTCCCAAAATTCCAATGGCGTCGGCGTTAGAATTGCTGTCGGTTCTGGTAGTGGTTCTTCGTCTGCCCAAATTGGAAGCGGATCAGCATCTTCTGTTTCAACTGGATCAGGTAGCGGAACGTCATCAGCGCAGACTGCAACCGGGATTGGTCTTCGCATTATTGCTGGCAGCGGCAATGGATCGGCAACATCGCAACAAGCCATCGGGATTGGTGATCGAGTTATTGCGGGCAGTGGCGGCGCGGCATCATCAGCGCAGACTGCAACTGGCATTGGTTTTCGGGTCATTACTGGGTCTGGCGCTGGAACGGCATCTGCGCAGACAGCGACAGGATCAACAGAGCCTGCAAGTTCAAGGCGCTTTGCTACAATGTTGAAAAGTGCTAACATCGCCACAAGCAGAACAAGCGCTAACATTGCCGCAGCCATAACTGGCTCACAAAACAGGGCGACAAAAGTATGACCTTTTTCATCAAGCGAAACGACACATCGCCCGCCGTTGAATATGCGCTGTCCACTGATGACGGTCCTGTAAATCTAACTGGCGCAACTGTCAGGTTTTATATGGGTTCCGTTGTGGATGCGAGCGCAGACGTCTTGAACGCGATTGGCGGCATTGTTTCATACCAATGGCAGGTTGGGGACACATCAAGCTATGGGTTTTTCAATGCTGAGTTTGAGGTGACGTATAGCGACGGCACAAAAGAGACGTTTCCAAACAATGGATATATTTCTGTTCACATCTCTCCAGATTTGGGCGAGCCATCATGAAGTGTTGCCAATACAGCGCCGGAATGCTGCGTGAGCCTGTCACGTTTCAGCGGCTGGGCACGGCCACAAACGTTGACGGGAACGTAGTTGCAGGCGCATGGACGAACATCACTGGAACTCCAACCAAAGGCATGGTTAGGCCGCTGTCAGGATATGAGGCATCGCAGGCGCAGCGTTTGAATGCTGAGGTCAAGTTGCTAGTCGTGGTGCGCTATACATCGGCATTGCGTGAGGCCGATAGCGTTTTGATCCGTAATCTTCGCCACAACATCCGCTACATCAAGAACGTCGATTTTGACAATAAATGGCTGGAGATTGATGTGGAAGGCGGGGTGGCGGTATGACCGTCACAATCCAGATCGAAGGCTTAGATCAGGTGCAGGCCGCGTTGCGCAAGTTTGGCGCAAAGGCTGAGGCTGCTATTGATCAAGATGTGACGGCAACGGCGTTGGAAGTAAACACGGCTGTTAAAAAGGCGATCCAGCGCGGGCCAAAGACTGGCACAATATACACCAGAGGAAACATAACGCATCAGGCATCCGCGCCCGGTCAAGCCCCGGCAACTGATACTGGTGTTTTGGTTTCATCGGTCTACTTTCAAAACACTGGCAAGATGAGCGCGACCATTGGAAGCCGCCTAGCTTATGCCTATTACCTTGAGTATGGCACAACCAGAATTGCGCCTCGACCGTCTTGGCAGCCCGCAACGGAAGACGGCCAGAAGAAGCTGAATGCCCGCGTTCTAAAGACATTGGAGAGGCTTGCAAATGGACCCAACTGAACTGCAAACCGCCGTCTTCGCGCAACTCAATCATTCCAGCATCACGGCGACGCTTTCAACGGCCTATGGCGTCACGGCTGTTTTTAATGAATGGGTTCCACAACTGACCGATAGCGGTGATCCGCTTGGGTTCCCGTTTGTGACATTCTCATTCCCGGCGTCCGGATCATTTGATGACAAGGGCGCATTGGGTCAGGATAGCACGATCCAAGTTGACGTATGGGCGCGGTCAAATGGGACAGGCATCAAAACGATTGCAAACGCGGTATATGATCGGATGCACAGGCAGGCGTTGAGCGTCACCGGGCACATCACGACGGAATGCACGGATATGGTGTTTGAACGCGATCCCGATGGCATCACGCGGCGCTGTCGGATGTCATACCGCGTTCTGGCAATAGCCTAGCGCATGATGGCGCAATATGTTATACCATAACAGAGATAGCTTAGGAGGCTTCCACAATGGCTAAGGTTGCAGGCCGCAAAGTGCGGATTGAATATAGCGGCACCCCTGTTGCTGGCGCAATGGCTGATGAAATCACCATCAACCGTGAGCCGATTGACGCGACGGATAAAGACGATGCTGGCGTTCGCCAATATCTGGCTGAACTGGGCACGTTTTCGATGTCCATGTCATGCTCAGGTCATCTCGATGGGGACGTTCTGGGCGCACTGGCACGGTCAACGACGGCTGGCGTTCATGCGTTTACGTTCGATATCGACGGCCTTGGCGCATACTCGGGCAACTGGTGCATCACGTCGTTCGGCATTACTGGCAACGAAGGCGCGGAAACGGCTCAATTCTCGGCCAGCTTCGAAAGCGGCGGCGATATCACTTGGACGGCTGTTTGATGGGTGTTTTCCGCGACATCTCAATTCCTTTTGGCGGGCGTGATTACGTTGTCACGCCTTCCAATAGGCTATTGCGCATGATCGAGGCCAAGGGGCGGCGCGACGACACGTCATTCAATCTTGTGGCGGTGTTTTATCGGGCTGCATCCGGCGCAGGCGCGGTCAACGAATTGGCCTTTGTCTTGGCGGAACTTATCAATTCGGCAGGCGGGAAGACCACGGAAGATGGTGCATTTGCTGAACTGATGGCGTTCAAAGATGCCAAAGAGTTCCGCGCATATGTCGATCTGATTTGCGGTTGCGTCATGCCAGAGGTCAAAGAGACAAAAAAGCCAGAAGCCGACGGGGCGACGGCGATGGAGACGAAATAGCCCCGATTGACTGGGACGCATTTTATAGCCTGGCGCGGGCTTATGAAATCCAGCCAAGCGAGTTTTGGGGAATGACATTGCCGGAAACGCTTTTAGAATTTGAAATGCGCGAGGCGAGGTCTTCCAACGGGTCCGGTCTAACACCGGATCAAGACGAAGAGTTGCGAGAATGGATGGCCCGAGACTATGGCAGAGCGTGAAGTCAAAGTTAAGATCGGCGCTGATACAAGCGGGCTTCAAAATGGCCTATCGTCCGCTCAATCAAAGCTGTCAACGTTTGCAAAGGTTGGGATAGCTGGCGCTGTCGCGGCTGTAGGAACGCTTGCCGCTGGTTTGGTTTCCCTAACCAAGGAAAGCCTAGCGC